GCGGCCGCGGCTTCCGCCCCGATCGCCTCCTGGAAGGCCTCTGTGAGCCCCTCGATGGCCATCCCCCGCACCGTGCCCCCGACAGTCGACCGGAGGAACGCGGGCTTCACGGGCGCCAACAGGGCGCGTCTGGCGAGGGCTTCTGCGGTCTCGCGGCCGAACGTGCGCACGAGCGTCCCGCCGACACGGCCCGGGAGCACGGAGTCGAGGGCCGCGATCGCGCTGCCCCCGATGAAGGCGGCCGCCGGCGCCGAGGCCTCCGGATCGACGTCCTTGATATTCCCCTGCACCTCGCCGACGCTCAGCACAAACGAGGGCACGAACGCGCCGAGGAGGCCCCCGACCACCGTCCCGCCGCCCGGCAGGACGGACCCAATGCCCGCGCCCACGGCGCCGCCAGCCAGAATGGGCGCCATGACGGACATCTGCTCGCCGACGGTTTCCTTGAGCCACTGCGCGAGGTCCCACGGTCCACGGAGCGCAAAGACGGAGGTGCGAGGTCCCAGGTCCTCGGCCTGCCGCGCGTTGAACGTGCGCACGTCCCGGCCGTAGGTGGCGAGTCCCTCGGCGCCGACGGCTTCGCCGACCGCCTCGAGGAACCCGCCGGTCATCCCTTGCACCTGGTCGACGCCGCGGAGAATCGACGCCCCGAACGACAGCGTGTGCTCGAATCGCTGGAGCGCCTGGAGATCAGGCTGCGCGACAGCGGCCCGCGTCGCGTCCTCCGCGAGCCAGGCGGAGAGTTTCGGGTAGCTCGCGCGGAAGGTCTCCGGGTCGAAGTCGCGCCGGGTGACCTCGGCCTCGATCTCGGGGCGGTTGCGCCGAATAACGGCCTCGGGCAGGCCGGTCTTCAGACGCAGGTCGAACACGCGCGCCGCCTCGGCCGCTGGTTGCTCCGCCGCCTGGTCGAGCGTGCGTCGGAGCGGATCCGTCGAGGTCGGCTCGAGCGGGAAGAGTCCACGTCCGGCCGGCGCCAGCGCGGGCCCGAGCGGCGCCTGGTCAGGGAAGATCCCCCGCTGCGGCATCAGTCCAGACCCTTCAGCGCGGATTCGATCTCCTGGCGCGACGCGCCGCTGAACGAGCGCCCGACGGCCTTCTCGATGCGGCCGCGGAACTGCCGGCGGAGATCGGCGTCGCTCGCCCGCGCCTGGCCCGGGAGCCCGCGGAGGTAGTTGAGCGCCTGCGTGTAGGCCGTCCCGTACGTCTTCGGCGTACTGTCGATCTGCGCGATCGGCACGTACGCCGCGCCGCGAGATTCGGGCGGCACGACGGCGCCGACGCTGTCGCTGTCGAAGAACCAATCCGCGACGCGCACGCGGCCGTCAATGATCTGCTCCATCGTGGCGCGCTTCTCCTCGCGCGTCAGCTGGCCCCCCTTGCGGCCCTGCGCGGAGGCGATCGCGTCCTCGACGGTGGACCGGAGCCGCCCGACGTTCGCGTTCTCCGCCTCGCTCCGCTGTCCCGGCGTCTGGGTCACGTAGTCGAGGCCCGCGTCGTAGGCGATCTCGGTGAAGAGGTCCGCGTCGATCGTCGCGTCGCGCACGGCCGCGTCGCTCTTGAGCAGCTGCTCGTGGTCATTCAGGAGCCGGTTCGTGTTGTCGCGGCCGAGCTTCGGGAGCTGCTCGAGGATCTGGCCGCGCGTCATGTGGCGGAGCTGCTGCGGGTCGGCGAGCGTGGCATACGTCGACCACGTGCGCATCTCGAGTTGCCGCTCCTGGCGTTGTTCCCGCGTCCACGCGCGCGACTCCGCCGCGTTCGCGCGCGCTTCTGCCTGATACGCGAGCGACGCCTGGTGCTCGAGTTGTCGCTGGTAGTAGTCGCGGACCTGGATCTGCACGCGCGCCGGCGCCGAGACGAACGCGGGCGCCCGCTGAATCGCGGTCATGGGTCGGCCCTCCATGACCGCGCCCCAGACGGTGTTGAGGGTCGCCTCCTCGCGTTCCTTGCGGCCCGCGTCGACGCCGATCTTCCGCTGGCGCAGCCAGTCGATCGTCGCCTTGAGCGCCTTCGGGTTATCAGCAAACCGCGCGCGCGCGGCCGCTTCCATCGTGTCGAGGGCAATCGGTGCGACGTCGTCGTCGGGCCCGTGTGCGTCCCAAATCTCATTGGACGCACGGAGGGCGATGCCTTCCGTCGACGCGAGATCAAGCTTCGTCTCGAGCGCCCCGAGCGCGCTGCCCGTGATCTGATCCTTGACCTCCGCGAAGTAGTCCGCGGCGTCGACGTCGCGATCGAGACTGATGAGCCGCTCGACGACCCCGACGTGCACCTTCGACCGCACGTCTGCGAGGAACTCTTTTCTTGCCTCTGGCCCCGACACCCCGAGCACGCCGGCGTAGGTGTCCACGAGGCCGTCGATGCGTCCGAGCTCCTCGGCGACCCGGCGCGGGGTCTCGGCGTTCGCGATCGCGAGATTCGCGGCCGTCGTGATCCCGGCCGTCGCCTCGCCCTTGTCGTAGGCGGCGAGCTCGCGGCTGGTGTGGCGCTCGATCCCCTCGAGCACCGAGAACCGCCGCTGCTCCCGGGCGCGCGTGAACGCCTGGCGTTGCCGGTCGCTCGTCAGGTTCGACGCGATCATGTCGGCCTGCTGGTCGAACAGCTCCATCGATCTACTGCGGAGCCCGAGCACGGCCTGGCCTTTCACCGTCTCGAACCCATGCTCCGGGTCGGTGGTGAGTTGGTGCTCGATCTCGCCGAGCTGCCGCTCTGCCGTTGTCAGCGCGACGGTATCGGCCTGCTGCCGCTCGGCCTCGTGGATGTCCAGGCCGACGCGCGTCACCGCCGCGCCGAACCCGGCGACGGCCTCGGCCTGCAGGCCGCCCGCCGAGGCAAACGTCTCGGCCGCCTGCCGCCGCACGGTTGGCAGCGGCCGCGTGGAGACTTGTCGCTGCGTGTAGCGCTCGACGCGTGGCATCAGGCCGTCCTTTCCCACATGTAGACCACGATGGACGGCTGAAGGTTGTTGTGGGCGCCGCCGCCGCCCGCGTCCTGGTTTGTCGCCGTCGCGTTCTGATTGGTGGCCGTGGCGGTATCCGTGAGCACGTCGGCGCCCACCGTCGAGGACGTGTCGGAGGTTCGCGCAATCAACGTGGTCGCGCCGCCCGTGGTCGCGGATCGCACGTGGCTGATGTTGTGCTGATGCGCATTCTGGGTATGGGTATGCGCGTCCTGGGTGTGCGTGTGGGCCGGGATTTCTGACGTTTGCAACGTGTGCGTCTTCGCGCCACGGGTTTCTCGAACCGTATCGAAGTCGGAATCACCGGCATCAATCCCCACCAGGACGCGACCGGCGGCGAATGCCGCCCATGTCCCGTACCCCAACAGCGTCGCCGGGTTCGTGGACACCACGGCGATGAAGACCGACCCCACGGGAAACGCTTCGCTCCCGCCCGCGTGGGTGTGCGAACTGATCTGCCCCGTCAGCTTGGCTTCGATCTCGGCCTTGGTGATGTCGCTGTTCTTCTGCGCATCCGTGGGCGCGTGCGCACTCGCGACGTGCGCCTGAATGTTCGCGTTGGCCGGTTCCTTCGCCGCCAGATCCGTCACGAGGTTGGTCACCTCGCTTTGGGGATGGCTGTGCGCCGTAGGGGTGCGTGCGTCTGACAACCGCGCGTCGGCCGTGACGACCGCCGTCCCCGTGATGTCGCTTGGCGCGTGGGCGTGGCCGGTGGCGCTCTTCCCGTCGAGGGCCCCCTCGAGCCCGGTCGTGTCGGCGATGACGTGCGCGTGGGTCGCTGCGGCCTTCCCGTCGAGCGCGGTCTGGAGATCGGTCTGATCGTCCAGCGTGCCCGCGATCGATCCCCAGGCCGCGTCACCCCCGGGACCACCACTCGACAACACGGAGTTATCGGCGAGGGTGAGCTGGTCGTCGGCGATCGTGAGACCCGCCTTGGCAATCCACCGCCGAATCGTGCTGCGCGCCGCCATCACGCGGCCCTCGAGGGGCTGCGGGCGTATCCGTAGCGGTTCATGAGGAGCGAGCTCGCCCCCAGCACCCCGGTCGTCGCGGCGCCCCAATTGGCCGCGCTCGCGGCGGCCGCGCCGCCCCGCCGGGCAATGTCGGCCGCCATCCGGCGATCGGTCGCTTCGGCTTCGAAGCCGCGGGCCTGTCGCGCGGCGTTGTTCCGGATCTGGATCGCGTCGAACTCGCCCAGGCGGGCCGCGTCGGCCTGCACGTCGGCGGCGCTCCCGCTCCCGACGACGACGTTCTGCCCGGCGAACCCGGCGCGCTGGGAGCCGAGGAGGCCCCGGACCTGCGTACGGAATCGCGACTCTTCTTCGTGGCCGATGGCACGCGCGTCGGCCGCCTGAATCTCGGCCTGCTGCGCGTTGAAATCCTCGCGCTCGCCCTGGCTCTGGCCGACCTTCTTCGCCGCCTGGCCGGCCTTGACCTGTCCGTAGATCGACGTCGCGAGGCCGATGATCGCGAGTGTGGTCCCGAGTGCCATCCCTACCCTCCGACCGCAAAGCGCGGAATCACGCCGAGAATCGACAACGGGGTCGGGTCCACGTGTCGGATCACCGTGCGCCCGTGCTTGTTGAACGACGACGTGAGGTTCACCTCGAACTGGTCACTCAAGAGCCCGGTCGCCGGTTGCCAGGCCTCCCGCCGATGCCGATGGAGGTGATCCTCGTCGGGTCCCGCGTAGAACCCGCCGACGGAGCTCTCGACGATCGCCGCGAGCGACTGGATCCGCTTCTCCTTCGCGCGGACGTCCGTGCCGGCGACGTCGAGCTCGAGCGTCTCGATCTCCGCCGTGATGCGCAGCCCGACGTGCACGAGCGCCGCGGCCGTCGTCAACGTGATCGCGCCGGCGACGACGGTGAACGGGCCCTGTACCAGGCCGTCCGCAAAGGCGTAGACCTCCTCGCCCTCGAGGTGGTCAAGGCCAGTGACGGATGTCGAGGAGACGCCGTCCTGCGTGGCGCTGCAGTCGAGGAAGATCTGATCCTCGAGCGTCGCGTCGGTCGGCACGACCCGCGGCGCGAATCGCTCCAGGTAGCGGACCTCGCTGCCGTCGATCGTGCGGTGCACGAGCACGTACACCGCGTGCTCGCTGCCTTCCGGGACGACACAGACGTCCTCGAAGAGCCCGCTCGCGCCGGTGTCGTGGCGGTGCCACCCGTAGCTCTCGAGCTCGGGGAGATACGTGAGTCCGAGCAGGACCCCGTCGTCGCGGACGCACCAGACGATCGAGTACGGGATGAGCGCCGCGTCCATGCGGACGACCGTGTTCGCGAACAGGTGCGACGCGAAGATGGTCAAGTCGGTCGACTCGAAGCCATCAAAGGCCTGGGCGAACCGCAGGCTCCGCACGACCCGCGAGAGGTACTGCGTGTAGATGACGGTCGAGCCGAGCACCGCGGGCACCGGCGCGGCCGCGGCGCCCGAGAACCCGTCCTGATCGGGATGGATCGAGCTCGGCGTCAGCACGCCCGCCTCGTCACCGTGCACAATCCACTCGCCGCCATCGGTGAGCATCAGGAGCCGCTTCAGCCCAAGGAGGTGTTGTATGCCCTGCACCTGGCGGCCGCTCAACGTCCACGTGACCGCGTCGTCGTCTTGGAGCGGCGAGCGAATCGAGAAGTTCGAGGGGAAGCCGATCCGTGACGCCCAGGCCGTGGCGACCGCGGCGTGCGCGTTGGCGAACACGCGGCGCTGCTGGTAGTACGCCGCCGTGTGGGGATAGTTGTTCGTCGAGGCGAAGAGCGTGCGCGCTTGCGGCGGCGTGAGGGCAAAGTCCGGCGCAAACCCGCCGTCGGAGAAGGCCGTCACGCCGGTCGCCGTGCCGAGATAGCCGAACGTGCCGTTCCCGAGCGGGTCCTTGTAGATCTTGTATTCCGAGGCCCCGCTGACCGCGGCCCACCCGATCGCGTTCGGCGCGAGATCCGTCGGCTCCGCCGCGAGCGCGCACGTCGCCCCGCTCGAGGGGAGGGACTCCTCGAAGGTCTCCGCGGCGACCGCCGTGATCTGGTAGACCGGATTGAGTGCGCCCGCCGTCCCGGGCGTCGCCGTCGGGCTCCCCGGCGCGGCGATCGACGGCGCCGTCACGATCGGCGTCAGCGTCCATGTCGTGTCGGCGAGCCGCGTGAGCTCCTGCGGCGGATAGTCCTGATGCGTGAACGTCACGACGTTGACGTCCTGGACGGCCCGCACGAGGTGCAGGTTCGCGAGGAACGGCGTCGGAATCTCGAAGATGTCGGAGGTCAGCGCGTACCAGTACGTCGCGTTCGGGGGCACATGGTTGGTGTGCGCGAGGATGCAGTAGTAATTCACGCCGGCGCTCGAGGCCAGGTCCCCGACGACGTACGCGGTCGCCCCCGACCAGGCGGACACCCCAGAGACGAGGATGCGCGCCCCGTCGCGAAAGAACCGCAGATAGCCCTCGCCCACCTCGAGGATGTAGGTCTGCGTCGCGTTGTAGACGAACTTGAGCAGCCAGGTCGAACTACCCGAGTTCTTCACCTCGGCGACGAACGTCGTGCCCGATCGGTTGGCCACGCCGCCGTGCCGTTGCACGAGGAAGTTGCGACACGTGCGGAGCGCGCGCCCGTAGAGCGGCAGGTCCGCGCGGGCCGAGAGCGCCGGCGCAATCTCGCCGTCACTGAACGCCCGATGCACGAGGGAGTTGAGCGCCATCAGCGGTTCCGAATCCAGTCAGGCTCGTTGTCTTGGGGCTCGTGCTGCCCCTCGTTCATGTCGGCGGTCGTGGCGCGTCTGAACCAGAGCTCGGCGATCTGGATGCACTCCGCTTTGGTTTTCTGCGCCTTCTCGAGCCCGGGCGACGCCTCGCCGGCGAGCGTCCACGTGAAGAACTTCAGAAACAGGTCGTCGCTCCACAGATCGATGCAGTCGAGCATCGTGTACTCGAGGGTCGCGTCCTCTTGGTTCGTGAAGATGAGCAATCCGTTCTCGTCGCGACCGCGGCGAAAGGCGATGCTCGGGTCGTGGTCGGTGCGGCCGACGCCGTCGTCGACGATCCGGCGCGCATAGAGACAATCGCTCGGCCACCGATAGCCGTACAGCCAGTCGCCGTTGGCGTAGTCCGGGGCGTCGGCCTCGTCGGTCGACCAGTAGGTCGCGTTCGGCGGGGTCGTGGCGGTGTTCGCGAGGATGCAGTAGTAGTTGACGCTCGAGACGCGCACGACGTCGCCGGCGACATAGGCCGCGCCGGTGTCCCAGGCCTGTACGAGCGTGAGCTCCGTCGGGTCCGTATCCCAGAACGGGCCGCGCACGAGGGAGAGGTCGGCGTACTTCGTCGCGAACGCCCACGGGTGCCGGCGCAGGCACGCGCGCAGGATGTGGTCGTAGACGCGTCGAATAACCACGGCCTCCGGCGTGTCCTCGTCGACGGCCACGATCTCGAGGGTGATCCCGAGGTGCAAGAGGGTGATGTTCGCGAGCTCGACTGCCGTCATATCAGGAATCCTTCAGGCCGACGCGCTGCGCATCGACCGAAAACGTCGGCAGCCAGGTCGCGCCCGATGTCGGCGTGGTCGGCTGTGACTGGACACTGCGCGTGGCCGCGACCCCGCCGGGGGCGAAGCACTGCGACGCCTGCGGCACGGTGGGTTGATCCTCGAGGCTCTGCAGGGTCGGCTCGCTGTCGCCCCAACACTGCGTGGACGGCACCTCGAGCACGCAGGGCTCGTCCGGTGTCGGGGTGATCCCGTTTGGCTGATAGAGCACCATTTGCACAAACGGCCCGAGCATGTAGGTGGGGTACGTCGACACCTCCGTCATGGTCAGGAGGTTGAACTTCCACACGCGTCGGGAGACGTAATCGATCGTCAGTGCATGCACCCCGTCCGCGAGGATCTTCACGTCCATCATGCCGAGGTGGGGATTGGCGTCCGGCGTCGTGGGCGTATAGGTGTCGAGGAGTGCGCCGCTCGCGTCAAGTTTCTGGACCGTGTTCCCGTTGCAGGCGAGCAGGCCGCGGAAGGCGCTGCCTGGTCCGAGAATCCCGCACAGCCCACGCACGGACGGATGGAAGACGGACTGCACCGGTAGCGTCGCGAAGATCGGCCCTTGTATCTGTGTGAACACGTTGTAGACGCGAATCTCCTGCGAGGGCACGAGCGGGCAGTCGTAGGGGCTCCCCGACACGTAGTAGAGATCCCCAGTCGCCTCGTTGAGCCAGCCGCCCCACGGCGCCGTCGATTCCAGCGTCGGAAGGCTCTCGACGTAGGTGAAGGGATTGCCGACTTGGTTGTCGCCCTTGATGGCGCTGATCGCCTTGACCGCCGAGATGGACGGGGCACTGGAGATGGTGTTCAGGTGGGCCGGACGATTCGCCCCGGCACCCGCGACATACAAGAAGCCGTTCCCAAAGAACTGGGCCACCAGCAGCCCCGTCACCCGTGTGACGTGCAACGCCGCGATGCCAAGCGTCGTCGTCGCGGGCCTCGGAATATCGAAGGGATCCGAGATGATGTCGATGTCCGACGCGCCGCTCGAGAGATAGCTCAACGTCGGCAGATCAAGCATCTCGACGAGACACGGATCGAATGCGAACCACGCTTGCAGGACGCGCTCTCCGATGTGCGGATCACCACCGGGGCTGCCGCCGACATTCGCCATAGACCGTTGCGTGTAGTCGATGGCGATGCCCGTCGGCGAGGCAGTGACGAAGCTCGGATTCGCGTTGACCACCACGCCGTCTCGAAACACCAGTAATTGCCGTGACGGAATGTAGAGATCGTCTTCCTGCGGGAGCTCGCGGTACCCGATGGTGAGCCGGAGCATCCCACCTCCATCACGAACGGAGTTGACGAGGGCCTCCGCGCCGATGCGCACCAGATACTCGATCCCGCTCGTCGCGTTGAGCAGCGCCACTGTCGAGGACCGCCCGACCCCGAAATCCTTGAGCGTGCCGTAACTCGCCAAGGTCAGGACGCCGCACCCTCCTGTATACACGTCCAGTGTCGTCGCGTAGTTGGACCCGAACGTCGTCAGCAGGATCGTGCCGGTGGACGGCGCGGTGAACCGAAACCAGACCCGTCGATCGGTATCCTGAGCTTCTGTCGTGTCAATGTGCGCCGAGGCGTACGGGAGGGCTGACACCACCGTCGCATCAGCGCACGCGTCATTCCCTGGCGGGACGGAGGAGGTGGGCTGGAAGGCGATCGGGATCGAGAACCCGAACCACGGGGCGCGCGACGTCGACGTGTCGCCGTTGACGGCGTCGGGGAATGACCCGACCGTTGTGAGACCAGTCCAGTCGATAAGCGTCCAGTCATCCGGCGGGTAGGACGCGGCCGGCGTGGGTGACGACACGATGCGAAAACCCGTCTCGATGATGATCGAGTCGCCGGCCTGTGCGACACCCGCCGCCAGGGTTTGCGCTGCCGCCAGTTGACGCCACACGGCCCCACTGGTGCCGGGGAAATTCACGGAATCGACATAGTTGTCGAGGAGCGTCGCCCGCACCGCAACCGTCTGCCCCACGCTGATGTAGACGTGGACCTTGTACCGCACGACCGAGTCATTCGTGAGTCCAAGGACGCTATCCTGCCACCGACCCTGCACGAGTTGGCAGAGATCGAACGTCCCTGAGATCGTCTGCGCCTCCACTGGGGGGCTGATCCACCGGCAGAACGTCGGGACGTCGTAGTTGCCTTGCTGGTTGCACGTCTGATCGTCCACCGGTTGGGAGAGGCTCCCACCCAACCCCTTCTGTCGGTCCAGCCGGTAGGTGAACATCGCGAGACGGTCGGGGGCTGGACCGCTCCCATGAAAGTCCCAGTTCCCCGCGCCGGGGCCTTCGATGAGGACGTTGCACGCCCGCGGTGCTGGGTAGAGAACAGTGTTCCCGGCGACCGGCGTGCCGTAGAAGACCACCGTCATCGACTCGCCTGTCGCCGCAGTTGAATTGTTGACAGCGGGTGTCAGGGCAATCGCCCCGTCCACGAGACGGAATCCACCACGCGACGAGGAGCCTCCGGAGTTATCGATGAGAAAGCTCTCGCGCTCCTCCCAGTTCGCGAAGGTTTCGGTGGTGGCGTACCGAATCGCCGCAAGCACGACGCCCGCCTGCGTCGGCGAGAGGGTGGCGAGCGGCACCGGATCGATGGAGACCGTCTGATCGAGCGTATTGGAAATGCCGTAGACAAGGCCCGTGATGTCCGCGACCTCGACCATCCAGACGCGGGCGACCGGCGTCGCCGTGAAATTGAACGTCACGGTTGTCGCGCCGGCATTCGCGGATTGCACCGACCACGCTTCGAAGCTGCGGGCGGTGACGACCGTGCGGACGCCAAGCGCCCAGGTGTTCCCTTGCGAGTCCGTGATGCCACTGAGCGAGATCGTGGGGCTGTCGATCTCCACGAGGACCATCAAGGCGCTCCCGGCAGCGACGTTGACGGTGAACGCGCCCGTGTCCGGGTCCGTCGTCAGTGAAACGGTCGTCGCTTGCCGGACATTCATGGGGCGTCTATCGGTGCGCCACCTAAATCACGTCGAGATTGGCGGCGCCCGTGGTCGGCGTCGGCACGTCCTCGACGAGGTCCGCGCCGTTCGGCTGGAGCTGTGGCGTCTTGGTCGCGAGCACCTGCGCCTCGGCCAGGCGCCCGGCTTGCGCCGGCGTCGTGGTGTGCTCAGGTGTCGCGTCGCTCACGTGCTCCATCTGTCTCGCCCGAAAGTGGCCGGGCGCGACCAGGAACACGTCGCCAGGCCGGCGCCGGCGGAGTCCGTACTGGAGGAGCTTGAGCGCGCGCACTTTATACGGCCGCTGTGGCGGCGGCGCGGGTTCGGGGGTTGGATCGGACGCCTCGAAGCGCTCCGTCGTCGACGCGGCGTGTGTCGCGGGTCGTGTGGGTCGTGTCGCCATGGGTGCACTCTCCTGTGTGAGCGGTGGAAGGTGGAGCGCGTGCTCGAGGCGCGCGCCGTACCGGTCGCCGAGCAGCGCGAGGGCCCGCTTGTCGCCGTACTCGTGGCCACGGCTGATCGCGGTGCCGGGCAGATACTGATACCCGCCGCGCCACGAGAACCCCTCGAGGCGCACGGTCGCCGCGCCGGCCCAGAAGCAGGCGGCCGCCGCGAACATCCCGGCGGACAGCGCGTGCTTCGTCAGGTCCGGCGTCCGGGCGCCAGCGCCCGCCTCGATCTCGCGCCGACTGCCCTGGTTCACCTCGACCACGGCGCCCCACGTCGTGCCCTGCTGCGTCAAGGCCTTCAGCGTGTGCGCGGCCGCCTGGTCGTCCTTCGTGAGGAGCACGAGGCCCCGCGCATGACGACCGGCACCCTGCGCGAGCATGAGGCAATGGAGGGCTTTCTTCTCGCCGGCGATGGTCGCATCGAGTGCCGAGCGCGCGTTGAGCACCCAGACGTCGACGACGGCGCCGGCGACGCTGCCGATCCCGCCGTTCACGGCCACGATCGGCTCGCGATCCATGGGGCGCTCCCAGGGCGTCGGGGCCGCCCCGACAACGGTGACGCGCCGCCCGACGACGTGTGACGTCAAGGCCTCCGTTACCACTCGGCCACCGCGGGGATGTTGTACCGGCGCGGCCGCCCGCGGGCCTGCTCGCGCCGGTTCACGTCATCGAGGGCCAGGAGATCATCGCGGAGCGGCTTCGTGCGCCGTTCCTCGCGCGCCTGGTCGAGCTCGTCGTAGTTGAACCGCTCGTACGCGTAGATTTCCCGCGGTGTATGGAAGGCCGACGGGCCCTCGATCTCGACCTGCACGCCGCGGCCGCGCGCGAAGGCGATCCAGTACGGAATCGACTTGTGCGCGATGTAGAACTCGGTCGTCGACACGCACCCGATGCCGTTCAGGATGATCTTCTCGAACCGATCGAGGAGTACCGCCTTCGCGATCAGCATCCCGGCCATTTCGACGAACCAGCGGTTCGGCTCGCCATTAATTGGGGCCGCGCGTTGAATGTCGCGGATCGGGAACCGCGCGGCGCCGGGCACGAGGTTGAACAGGCGAAGCGCCTCGGCCTGGTCCTTGGGATGATGCGACTCGGGTGCCTGCAGGTAGATCGGCCGCGTGCCGTCCTGCGCGAGGTACCACGCCCACGCGTCCGGCCGACGCTGCGGAATCCCAGGGAACCGTCCGGTCTGTGTGAGCGGGTGCACGTCGCACCAGGCCGTCCAGTCACGGAGGCGCCCTTGCCAGAACCGACAATTCGCGCGCGTGACGCCCCAGAGCTCACACTCCGGCCGGCCCGCCCGCGGCGAGAGATCGCTGATCTTCTTGCCGTGAATGATGACGGTCCGCATGGGCGCGCGAGCGGAGGCCCGTCGTGGCGCCTCCGCTCACTTGGGTTAGACCGCGTAGCCCTTCGCGTACGCGAGGAACGACGGCATGTGCTCGCTCGGGATCACATAGATCGTCGCGCTCACGGTGTCGCCGGTGCCCAGCACGACCTGGGCGCCGAGATACCGCTTGGTCGGCTTGTTCGACGGCAGCGGCAGCTCGAAGATCGCGCCGGCCACGAGCTCGGCCGCCGGCACGCGCCGCGAGATGATTTCCGTCTTGGTGCTGAGGTTCGCCGCGGTGTCCTCGACCGCGACGAGATCGCACGTGTCGGTCGCCGAGGCGCTGTCGCCCGCGGCCGCCGTGGTGATCACGAACGCGAGCGACAGCCGCTCGCCTGACCCGACGCGGTTCTTGATCGTGGGGTTCCCGAGATCGATCGTGTTCTCCGAGACTTCGTCGGCGTCGGTGAAGGCCTGCGCCACGGCCAGCTGTAGATATTTGTCGAGAATCATGTGTCACGCTCCGGATGAAAAGGTGCCGCGCGCGATCCAGCGCCGCGCGCGGCCAGCTAGTCGCGCTAGGCGACCACGTCCTCGGTGTTGAGCAAGGCGTCGGTCACGCGCACGGGCGAGGTGCCGAACATCCGCACGCGCTTGCCCGCGATGTTCTCGAACGTGATCCCGCCGCCGGCGCTCACCTGCTCGCGCGTCTGGTGCCGCAAGAACCGGATGACGGTGCGGTTCGCGTAGAACGCGCGATTGCCGAGCTCGTTCGGCAGGCGCTCTTCTGCGTCGGCCATGAAGTGCAGGAGGTCGGCCGCGTCCGACGCGCTCGAGAGGTTCGAGACGTCGATGTTGGCGATCCGCACGCCATAGCGCCAGTCCTTGAGCGCGAGGCCGCACTTCCACTCCCAGTGATCGACGAGCGCCATCATGAGCGCGCCGGTCACGCCGCCCGCGTTCTGGATCAGCTTCTCGCCGAGATCCTCATGGGAGAGGCCCGCCTTCGAGCCCTTTGGGTAGATGCCGCAGATCGTCTCCTCGCCCCACGCGATCAGGTAGATCGACGTGTTGTCCGTCGACCCCGTGCCGCCGGCGAGGATCACGTTGTCGCCGTTGCCGGCGGTCGTCGACGAGTAGCGGGCCGCCAGGCCGATGAACTCTTCCGGCGCCGACGCCGACCCGTAGATCAGCGTGCTCGCCATTTCGTTGTTCATCGCCTCGAGGAAGGCCCGCGCGTTCGACAGCCGCACGCCGGCGCGATTCCCGCCGAGGTCCGCGAGCGCGCGATCGACCTGCGCGTACGCCTCGAGCATCCCGCACTGCTCGTCAATCTGCGCCGTGTGCGCCTTGCTCGGCGCGACGCCCTGGTTCAGCAAGCGCCAGAACACATCGGGCAGGCCGGTGCGCACCGTCGTCCGGTGCCCCGTCACGAGATTCCCTTCCATGAACGGCATGTCGAGGAGGATCTCGTTCGTCTGCGACAGGAGCTCGATGATGCGAGCCACCTGGTCGTTGGGGTCGAGCAGTTTCGCGTAGTCGATGAGCGTCATCGCGCCCGTGGACAACGTCGCCGCGGTGGCGACGCCGTTCCCGCCCTCAAGGTGCGCCGCGATACCCGTGAGCTGCAGGAACAGCGCGAACAGGGCCGTGAGAATCGTCTGGGTGAACTTCATACGGTCGTCTCCATCTCTGATGACTCGGCTAGGCCTTCGGCACGTCGTTCGGGTACAGCACCGCCATGTCGGACTTGCGTTCGACGGCGGGCGGTATCGTCGCGACCCCGAGCGTGGGACGGTCCTCGCGCATGGCTTTGCCGATGCGGGACAAGAGCAACACGACCGACGGGTCGTACTGCTTGCCCGTTTTGGTGAGTTCCGCGCGGAGTCGTGCCCCTTCCGGCTCACTGGCCGGGAGGAAGCGATCGAGGGCCCGCAGCATGTTCTCTTCTGCCGGCCCGCGGTTGACGCCGCCGATTTCCGGGTGTCGTTCGAGCTCGGCGCGGAACGTCTCCGTCTGAGCCGCGAGGCTCGTCTGCAGATCGTCCAGCGCGGCTTGGGCCTGCTCGAGCGTCCAACCCCCCTCCTTCGCCATCGTCGTGATGACGTTGATGTCGGATTGGTCGAGCACGCCGTTTGCCGGCAGCGTGAGCGCGTACGTCTCCGGTGGTGCAGGCGGCGCCGCGGGCGGCGCTGCAGCCGGAGGTGGAACAGGAGGGTCCGCTGCGGGCGGTGTCGCCGGGGCCGCCGGCGGCGCGGGGGCCGGAGGCGGAACGGGCGGGGCTGCAGGCGGCGGCGCTGCTGGCGGGGCGCCGGGGGCCGCGGGCACCGGAGCCGGTGGGCTCGGTGGCGCTGCCGGGGTTGCGGGTGTCGTCATACGGTCTTCTCTCCGTCCGTGGCGATCGCACGCTCGGATCGGCGCGTGCGTCTCGTGGTGCTCTCACGCTTCATGGCCTCGCCCTGCATCTGCAGGAAGAGGTCGGGGAACTCCTGACTGCGCGCCCACCACTTGAGCGCCCGGTTCCGCACGCCGAGCTTCTGCGTCTCCTCGCTCTCGATATGCGCGAAGAGGAACCCGTCGGCGAGGATTTCGTCCCACAGGAACCGTCGGCCCTCATAGGTCGACAGCTGTAGGCGCCACCGCCCGCCCGTCGCCTTGGTCTCGTCCTTGGACGAGCGCTGGCCGAGCGCGATCTGCTCGGGGTCGGCCGCGTTCGTCTGGATCGGTTCCTCGTTCACGCGGCCCCTGCCATCACGGCATCGAGCGCCGTCGTCCTGCCGCCCTGCATGGGCGTCTGTCCGAGCGCCTGCGCGCTCTGGCTGAGGGCCTTGACCTGCTCCGCCTGCTCGGCGGCCGCCTGCGCCTGCTGCCGAGCCTGCACGCGGGCCATGGCGTCTTCGTCGCTGCGCACGATGTTCGGGTCGATCCCGAGCTTGTCGCCGTACACGTCGACGACCTGGAGGGCGTCGACCTTGTCCAGCGCCTCGGGGAAGTGCTCGGCCATCCCCACGATGGTCGTCAGGAAGCGATCGAGCCCCTGCACGCCGTTCGCCTTCTGCGCCTGCGCCATGATCGAGAGGTATTCGACCTTGAGCTCGACGCCCAGGAGCTCCTCGGGCGGCTCGGGAATCGCGCCCGCGGCGAGCAGGATGTCAAATCCGCGGTCGATCATCGGGTCGAGCAGGTCGTCGTTGAACCGCTCCGTCACGGGCCCGAGCGTCGAGAGTTTTTCCTCCTGGCGCACGCGCACCTCTTCCGCCGTGATGGGTTGCGTCTGCGACATCCGCGACACCATCAGAAAGAGGTCGACGAAGAACGCGCGCGCGATCCGGTCGCGAGTCTCGGCCATGTCGGCGGTGAGCTCGCGGATGCCCTCGAGGCGCGTGTCGTGAATCGGGCGGAGCCCGGTGTTCCGGTCGAGCGTCTCGCTGTACGTGATGTCGCCCGGGTTGAGCGAGACCTTCTGGTTCTTCAGGTTCGGCGGCCCGACGAGTGGCGGGTCGATCGCTTTGTCGATCGCCTTCGCCTTCTTCTTCTGCATGAACTGCAGTTGCTTGACGTCGCCGAGCGCAATGATGCCCGGGCTGCTCGTCCCGTACGTGTCCTCGCCGGTGGTGCTCCACCGCGGCACGAAGATCGGGAAGCGCCGAAACCCGCTCTCGCGCAGGAAGCCGGTGCGGCCGCCCTCGAACTCTGCGTCGCGGCGGTCCTTCTCGAAGTGACAGGACTTCCACCGCATCGCGTACGTCGCCTCGAGGCGGCTCGGGTCGTACTCGTCGTTCGGCGTGACGAACCAGATCACCTCGATCGCGGTCTCGAGCTGGCCCTGGTCGTAGTAGGACTTGACCACCGTTGAGAAGCGCCGCCAGTCAATCGGCCCGCGGGGCGTGTCCGGCCGCCCGAACTCCGCGATCAGTTGGCGCACGGTGCGCCGGTATTGGTAGACGAAGGTCGTCGCCACGTTGCGCGCGTCGAGCCCGATGGCGTAGCTCCCGATCGGGTAGTTGTAGACGCGCGTGACGTCCTCGTCGTCCTCGAGCATCGACATCGCGCCGGTCGCGAAGATGCCGGTGTCGTGGTACAGCACGGGCAATCCGTTGTAGAGGTTCGAGCGCAGGAAGACCTCATGGAGGCGCTGCGTGACGACATGGAGCCACTGCTTCACGTTCGCGCGCTCGGCGAGCGCGAGGTCGCCCGTCGTGAGCCGGAACCACGGCCGCGCCGGCGACGTGATCCCCGCGTGCAGGCCGGACTTGAGGGTCTCCGCCGCAAAGAGCGGCTCGCTGTCGATGATGCTGCCCGAGCGCCGATCGCCGCGGTTGCGGTCGCTGGTCGTGAACCGCGAGCGCACCGGCGAGTAGTACTCCGAGAGCTCGCGCCAGTGCGCATCGAACGACGCGCGCTCGCTGATGAGTTGCGCCGCGGTCTGTTCGTACTGCTGGCGACGTGTCAACCCGCTGAGGGTGCCCGGGAGGTTCGCCATCAGTACGTGCCCCCGGTCGGCGGCCGCGTGTACGTCGTCGCGACGCCAGGCCGCTTCGTGACGTTCGCGCGAACTCGCGCGCGCGCGAACATCGCGCCGAGCATCCCGCCCGTCACGCCGGGGGTGGCGCTCGGCTGGTCAGACCCGAGCGGCGCGACGGCGTCAGCCGTCCCTGTGAGCCCAGGCACCAGCGCGTGCCGGGCGCTCTTCGCGGTGCCGAACATCCCGCCGAGCGCGCGGATACTTGTCCCCATCAGGCCGCCAGCCGTTTCTGCCAGATCGTCTCGAGCTCGCGGTACCCGCGCCTGGCATACAGGTGCCCGAGCGACGTTCCGACCGGCGCAATCACCTGGATCGCCCGCGCGCCCTGACGCGCGGCCCAGGCTTCGAACGCCGTGAACAACCGGAGCGCGTCATGCGATCCACGGCGGTGCTCGGGGTCCACCCACCAGGCGATCTCGGCGGCCGTCATCTCGGCGGTGATCGGGTTCAGGAAGGACTGGCCGAGCAGCATCCCGTGCGCGGAGCACGTCACGTACCCGTACTCGAGCAGGTACCGCACGAAGGTGTCGAGCGCGTGCTGGTCCGCCGTGGCGCGACCGTACGGCCCGTCCGCGAGGAAGCGTGCGCCCATCTGCACGATCGCGTCGGTGTCCTCGACGGTGGCCCTGCGGATCATGACGAGGCCTCGCGCGCGCTGAACTCACCGCACCACTGGCGCTCGTTTACTTCAGGAAACACCGAGCGAATATCAAGGAGCGTGCGGTCGTCGCCGACGTACAGGGCCTGCGGCGGGTTGCGGCGGCATCGGCCGGCGTCGAGGGCCTCGTCCTCGTCCTCGTCCTTCACGAAGAACCGACACGTGCCGCACCGCTCGGGTGCGTTCATGACGCGTCGCGCTCCTCGATCGCGTCTCGCTCGGCCTTGAACTGCTCGGCTAGGGACGCCGTCGGCTTGAACGCGTTCGCCCCGAAGCACAACCACTTCACGCGGCCCCAGAGCGTCAGGTTCAGGAACGCCGAGAACGCCGTCGTCAACAGGCGCATCGCGATCTGTTGCTGCTCAACCGAGGTGCGCACCTTGCGCGCGGAGAGCGGTTGCCCGTTCACGCCGACGAGGCTCATGGTGTCCTCGCATACGGGTCGTACTCGGTGATGGCGTGGCCGAGCGAGCCTTGGCTCAAGTGGCCGAGGAGTTGCCCGGGCAGGTCCGGCAGCATGTAGGTCAGCGCGAGCGCGTCGGCCAGGTCCGGTGAGCGACCGAGGCGTTTCTTGACCTGGTCCTTCTCTTCGAGTTGGAACTGGCCGTTGTGGAACGTGTACGTCGGCGTCGTGAGCTCGGCCACGAGTTGCGCGGAGTGCTTACCCGACGGTGGTAACCCAGCGCCGGCCTTGATCGCGTCAGCCATCTTGATCCAGCCCTCGGCGCGTCGGTTCTTGTACCGCGGGTCGACGGCCTTGCCGGCAAAGTTCACGGCGTGCGGTGATTGGCCGGCGACGGTCAGGTTGTCCACGACGCCGTTGCCCCAGGCGAACGAGTTGTCGATCAGCTCGAGCTCGCTGCCCCACTTCCGCTTCGCTTCCATGATCCGCGCGACGATGTCGTTCGTGATCGCGCCGCGCATGACGGTCGGGTTGAACGCCTGCAGGCCTTGCCGTGGGAAGAGCACCGTGCGGTCGTCGCCGAAGCGCGCGACGTCGACGCCGATGCGCTTCTGCATGTGGCTGTAGAGCATCCGGTCGAGCGGGCTGCGCGCCATCGCCGCCTGCACGTCCTCGATGCCGAGGAGCGCGTTGAGCGAGGTCGGCGGGAACTGCCCGAGGATGTAGGACATGACCCACGGGTTGTCGCGCCCGTAGGTCGCAATCTGCTCGCGCGCCCACGTGAGGTCGATGCGCGGCGAGCGGTGTGGATCGTCGGGATCACCCGTGACGCGGATGATGAACCACTGCGCGCGCAGGTGGTTCGCCGCGGCGTAGAGCATCCCCTCGAGCGAGATCGGGTTGCCGCCTTGCAGGATCTTCCCGAACGTCGTGTTCGCCAGCGCCTGCTCGGCCGCGCGGAGCACCGTCGGCGGGATCGCGCCGCTCTCGTCGACGATCACGCAGACGTTCTGCGAGTGCAGGCCCGAGAACGTCGCGCCCTGCTCATCCGCGTTGCCGGTCTTCGGCCACTTCCGCGGGGAGAAGAACCAGGTTTCAGGGTGGTCGGCCGCGAAGATGCGCTGCGCGGTCCACCGAAACGCGTGCATGAGGTACTCGGAGCGTTGCTGCCACTTCGAGAACTCGGCCCACAGGTTGTCGCGGAGGTTCTCGCCGGTGACCGAGGTGCACAGGCCTTTCGGGTGCTCGCCTGGCGTGCATTGCGTGCCGAGGAAGTACCAGCCGCAGATCGCCTCGACGGCGGTCTTCCCAGGACCAGCGCAGGCCTGCAGGCTGATGCGTGGGATCTTCGGGTCGGCGAACGCGACGAGCGCCTGCTCCTGCCAGGTGTCGCCTACGAATCCGAACTGGTCCTGCGCGAAGCGACAGGCGCCGTACGGGAGCTCGCGGTAACTGGCGAGCTTCGCGGCGGCCAGGTGGGCGTCACCCACGAGGAGCCCCAGGAGGAGCGCCGCGGCGAGTCTCAATGGACACCGCCCTCCGCGTCGGGGGTGAGCGCGTCCTCGTCGTCGCCATCCGGGACGGTGCCGGCCACGATCTGCTCGAGGGTGACGCGGCCACGGTGCGTGTGCTCGTGCTGCTTCGGTGGGGCCCCGGCGTAGTACGCCAGGAGCGTCTTGAAGAGTACCGACTCGATCCGGCACTCGACGATCTCGCTGATCAGGCGCCGCTCGAACTCAGGGTCGCGCAGGACTTTGTCGAAGACGCGCGCCAGGAACGCCTTGAGCTCTGCCGTCGACTTGTTCGGGGTACCCGCGGTGCGGCCGCCAGTCTTTTGACGCACGTCTGCGTGAATAGTCTGCTCTCTAGGCGTCTATTGTCAACTGGTTAGCGGACTTACTGGCGCGTGCCAGGTGCGGCCGACCTTCTCCGCGCCGCAGGGGCAGCGCTTCACGACCAGGCCGTGCCGGGCCCCGACGACAACGCCGAACCGGGCGATCGGGCGGTGGCACCAGGGACACCGGCAACCGCACCGCGTAGGCGGGCCTGTGCGGCGTTCAGAGGGCACGGAGGTAGGTTACCAGGGGCCGCTCGACGATTCGTGAATCCTGGCGGCGCCTCGCCAGCCAGAGGGGCTATCCCAGGCGGGCGCGTGACCGAGATCGCTCTACTTTAGAGCGCGTCATCAGTCGCCTCCAGACAGAATCCGTATCATCCCCTCGCGACCCAGTGCCTGCCTGCGCGCCATCGACAACTGCTTGGAATGCATCCCACGCACGTAAACCTCCAGCCCCAGCACTACGAAGAGGGGCTCCCGTAACAGCCAGCGCGGCAGCGGAACAGCCAAGTGCTCCACGTCGAAGTGCCAGCCGTCGGCGCCTCCATCGGCTGTAAAAGTGCCCACCTTTGTGATTCCGAGATCGGCCAAGTCGTAGTCATCAGCCTTCATCGCGTGTCCTCCCGTGGGCGGAGGGCGACGGGCCGCTCGCGTCCGGTCATACGGCGCCCTTGAGCGCGATCGCAGCGTTCGCTGTCATCACCGCCTCACGGAGCAGCCGGAGCGCCGCCTGCTGGTCCGCGCAGGCCGGCACGTGGTCGAGCATGGTCTTCGCGAGCTCCTTCGCCGACTGCCGAACGTGCGTGAGCGCGGCCTGCTGTTCGAGGTCCGGTGCGTGGTAGGTGAACACGTCGTCGACGTTCTGCTTCGTGACTGGCATCGCTTCACTCCTTTGAAAATCTTCACCACTGGACACGCGATGCACCCGACCGCCGGATTCGTGGCGTAGACCGTCCGCTTGCAGCACAGCCACGTCACCTCGCGCGCTTCGACCTGGTGGTCGTCGTAGCTCCTCACGACGCCAGCGCCTCGCGCCGCCGCGCCGACCAGCTCGTGTAGCAGGCGCAGCGCGTCACGCCTGGAGTGCCATCGCGCAACGTGGCCGGCACCCACCCAGGCGACGCCGTGCACGCGTCGCACGCCGCGAACGGCTCCGTCGCCGCCTTCTCGAGCAGTGTCTTCGCGAACGACTCGAGGTCGCGCTTGTAACAGCCGTGCCGCGCGACCACCGCCTCGAACTCCTCGAGGTCGTGTTTCCGCGTGCGGTACACCTTGCGGCCGCGCTCGTCGTACGTCGGCTCGTGCGTGCGGTCGTCGAGCTTCACCGTCACGTGCATGAGCTCGTGATCGAGCAGCGCCGCGCGTTGCGCCGCGGACACCGCCAGGTCCTGCCACCAGAACTTGCTCAAGAGGATGACGACGTCGCACGCCTGGAGCTCGCGGTCGAGGTCCGAGGCTTTCTTGCACTTCCCGAGCGTGACGCGGCCGTCGACGTCGGGCCGCCACGACGTGCACCAGGCGAGCGCGATGCGCGCGTCGGTGATCTCCTCGTGGTGCTGCTCGACGAGCTCGGCGAGGAGCCGATACATGGGTTGCCCAACCTGGCTGTCGGGTTCGATGAGCTGGTAGGCGATCCGCTTCGCGCCTTTTATTTTCTTTCGTCGTTTCAACATGGGGTTCTCTCCTTCGCTGGACGCCCGTAACCTCGACACGCGCGGCACTGTCGATATCCACGTTTCGAGACGAGACCTCCACACTTCTCGCAGGTCGCCGGCGGCCGCTGTTCGCCGTTCGGTAAACGCTTCCCCCGGCTTGCGTTCCGACAGGCCATCGAGCAATACACTTGCCCTGCTGCTCGCCGTTGGAACGACTGATCGCATCGTGGACAAGTCGCCGCAACCAGACGCCGAGCCTGAGCACATGGCCCAGAACAGAAACTCAGCCCCGTCTTCGACCACGCTGGACGTTCGTATTCCTTCCCGCACCGCTGACAGATTCGCGTGATTGGCGCGCGAACGAGCGTGCTCACGTAGGGGCACCACGCGACCACGGTGCGCGGGTTCTTTGCGTCAAGCTCAATGAGCGCCGCATGCGCTGAGACTTGGCAGTCGTCTCGCCACACACCGGCCTGCGTGCCAGCGTCGAGAACGAGCTTCATGAGGTTGTCGGTATCGATACGCTGAAGATTCGGCCGATAGAACACCGCAATAATCGCGACGTTACAGGAGAGCGCCGGCGCGCCCCTCTTCGTAATCTGAAACCTCCACGCGAGATCTTTTTGCGCATCGCCGGTTTTCGTGGGTGTGTAAAAACTTGTTTTTCCCATCCGCGCGCGCGACTTCGACACCGGAGCGCCGGGGTGAACGAACGCCATCATGGAATCCGGCGATTGACCGCTCACGAGACTCGTCAGCCTTGCCATCGCGTCGCAGACGTCGCTCATCCGATCTCCTCGTGCAGTTGATCAACGAGCCCCTTCAGGTCGAGCAGGAGCCGCGAGGCCAGCTCGAGCGCGATCGGGCGCGTGATCCCCTCGCCGAGTAACACCATCGTGCCGGTGTCGTTCCCGAGGAACACGCCCCAGCGCCCGCCAGTGAGAGGGCTCTCGGCTGAGTCGATGGCAAGCTCTTTCACGCACACCCCGAGCCCAGAGCGCACACTCATTTCGTGATCGCCTTTCGTGGCCGCTTGATGAAACGCGGGTCGCGGTTCGTCCGCGCGGGCTTCGTCCCGTTCAGCGCGCGGAGTTTCGAGTTCGCGCCCGCCCAGCCCTCCGCCGTGCCGAACCGACGCTGAAGACAGCCGCCGGTGTCCCGTAGGCAACATGCGGTTGCCTCACTGCAGGGTTGGAACGCGCACGACGTCACCGCCGGTGCTCCCGATCGAACTTCTTCAGATACTCCCAGGCAGCGCGTTCACTTGGCGTCGGCCGAAGGTGCCAGAAGAGCCAGGCCGCGAAGACCGCGCCGATGCCGAACCCGATCCACGCCCCGATCGTCACAGGCCTGGCCTCCTAGCGCGATGAAGTTTCGTAGCGATGGCGCAGGCGTACCGCCCGAGATGCTCCTCGAGGTGCGGACACGACCAGGGTTCGAACACTGGCTGTGTCTCACTGCTCGTCCGTGCGGGCTGCCCGCCGGTGCTACGCTGTTGGCTCGTGCTCCGCGTGCACCAGGCCGTGAGGAACTTCGGCATACCCTTGGCGGTCTTACGCTTCGTGGGGTTCGCGACGAGCCACGCCTTCGCACTCCGCAGTTCCTGCGCGACGTCGAGCGTGGGGAAGAGCGCTGTAAGCTCCTCGGCCTGTGGTTCAGGGAGCACAAACGCGCCGCCGCCGACCGTCGGGAAGACTTCGATCTCGGCCGTCGGCTCGGAGGCCGGCATTTTCGGCTCCGAGCTATCCTTAGTTCCCTTCTCTTCCCTTCTCTTCCCTTCTCTTCTCTTCTCTTGGCACGGAACTTCCGGGAACTTCCCGGAGTTTCCAGGAATACGGGACGCTGTTCGCTTATGTAACCCTACCTGATGTGCTTCAAAGTCAACGATTTGCACGAATTGACGACCCTCGACTTCGTACCACTGGATCAAACCAACCGTGTCGAGAGCCGTGAGAGCGACCCTGAAGTCGTTAACCTGTCGCGGTGAACTTGGATCGACCACATGCTGCACCGTGAACAGGTCACCTTGGAGCCTCCCGAAGTCGTCGGCGTGGACGATCAGGAGGGGGTAGAGCCCTTGAGAAAACTCCGCGAGTGGACCCGCGGCACGGTGCAGCGCCGCGCGTTTTTCGGACGTGCTCAAGGACTTCGAAATCATCCGGCCGCGTGCCATTTCCTAGTCCTAAGGATTGGCCTGGCTGGCCTCAGGGCGCGTCTTCTTCACGCGCTTGACGACCTGACTCTTCAGCTCTTGGATCGCCTGCTGGAGCGCGCCCGCTTCGGTGTTGGCCTTCGTCAGGATGGCCGCCCGCTTCTCCTCGAGCGCCTCGACCGCGCGCTCAACCTGTGACTTTCGCTTGCTCATGAAGAAACCTCCGTCGCCTGGAGCGTGTTGCTCCGTGTACGCTCCCGAGAACACCCCAGAGGGGTATTCTCGTGAGCGGAATTTCTAGGACCCGGCCCCGGCCCCGGACCCGGCCCCGGACCCGTCCCCGGCCCCGTACCCGTCCCCGGCCCCGTACCCGTCCCCGTCCCCGTCCCCGGACCCGTCCCCGGACCCGTACCCGTCCCCGGCCCCGGACCCGTACCCGTCCCCGGCCCCGGACCCGTCCCCGGACCCGGCCCCGTCCCCGGCCCCGGACCCGTACCCGTCCCCGGTGATAATGGGTACGCTCGTCACGCCGCGCTCCAGACGGGCACGGCTTCGATCGACGCGCGCGCCGCTGACGTGACGTCCAGAATTTCGATCGCCTGGAGCAGCTCCACGCGCGAGACCGCCGTCGGGAATTTGCACTTCTTCGGCTGGCTCGTGCCGGAGGTGGCCAGCTCCGACAAGCTCGCCGCCCCTGCCCAGTACCACAGCCGGCGCGCGTCACGCAGGACGACTTCCTGCCCCGCGCGCGACTCGAGCACACCGGCGAACACGCCTGCCGAATACGTCCGCACAATCACAAATCGTTGCGTCGCCGTCTGTTTACCCATGCTGCTGCGCTCCTTCTACTGGTTTCGTGTCCGTGAGCTCTTTGAGTCGGTGGTTGTACGCCGCGACCGCGATCTCGCGCGCCGGCGCGGTCATGAGCGGCTTGATGCGGGTCAGGTCGCGTCCGATCGCCCCGAGCTCCTCGCGGGTCTTCACCTGCTCGATCTTCGCGACCCAGTTCACCTCGCCGCCACGCGCCCACGCCGCCACCGCGGCGCCGGTCGCCTCGGTCACCACCTGGTCGAGCGGAAAGAACGCGCGGTGCTGCTCCTGCAGCTTGATCGGCATCGGCACGCCGGGCCGCTCCGCCATGAACATCATCGACGCCGTGAGCTCGAACATGAGCTTCGCGTCGGTGATCGCGGTCCACCCGCCAGGCATGACGTTGAGCCCGGTCTTCTCGCGCACCACGGTCTTGCCCTCAACGCGCGCGATCTCGATCTTCGGCGCCGCGCGGAAGCAGAGAATGACGTGCGCGCGCAGCTGGAGCAACGCCTGCACCATCTGCCGGTGTTCCTTCTTCGGGGGTTGCCACGCGAGGAACGTCTTGCTGTCCTGGCCCCCGAGCCGCGCGAGCTCCTCGTCGTGCCACTCGAGGACGCCCCCGGGCCCCTCGTGCTCGTGGCTCATGCTGTCCACGACGATCGCCGGATAGCCCGCCGCGTCGGCGGCCTGAATCGCCTCGAGGTACCGGGACGGCTTGAACGGCGCGCCCAGGTCGCCGTGGTCGAATCGGAAGTAGTCCGCGTAGTGCTTCGCGCGGCCGGCCTCCGTGTCGATGACCGCGAACGGCCGATCGCCGGCGATGCCGGTCGCGAGGCGCATCGCCGTGTACGTCTTCCCGGACCCTGTGCCGCCGGCGAGGCCGATGAGGAGGCCGACGTTCTCGCGCTTCGCCGGTCGGAATTCAAACGCCATCGCGCTCCTGCCTCTCGATCCACTGCTGCTCTTCCCACTTCGGCAGCGTGAGATACGCCGTCTTCCGGCTGTACGCCGGCCACTCCCCACGCGCGAGACACCGCCGCCATCGGTCGAGCGCGTACTCTACCTGGCTCTCGGCGAGCCACACGCGCGACGGCGCCGACGCCACCACCGAGAGCAGATACGGCGCGAACGTCTCCTGCACCGCGAACCGAAAATCGACGTCGAATCCGGTGAGCGCCTTGACCCCGCGTCGGTACCACGCCGCCTGAATGTCCCACCCGTAGTCGCGCGCCGCCCGCGCGAGCTCCTCCGGATTCGCGGTCTTCCCCGTCGTCTTGTAGTCGTCGATCGCGCCGGGTCGCTGGTAGTCGAGCATCGCCCGGCACCAGGTGTCGCTCTCGGCCCACACGATCACCTGTTCCGAGCGCCCGTCACGGAACATCGCGCGGCCGTCCTCGTGCGCGTCGAGTTGCGCGCGCGTCGACGCCACCATCGCCTCGACGTCGGCCCACACGTGCGTCAGGAGCGGAATCTGTCCGGCGAGTTGCGCCTCGGTACGGGCCTCCTTCGCAGCCTTCGTGCGCCAGTCTTGGAAGTCGAGCACCTGCACGTTCGACGCGCCCCCGAGCAGGATCTGGTGCGCGATATCCCCGATCGCGAAGTGCTCCGCCTGGTCCTCGACCGTGAAGTCAGGGTTCAGCCTGGGATGCTCGAACCAGGCGTGGAAGGGTGACCCGTTGATGAGTCGCTTGATCGTGGAGCTCGAGAGCGACGGCGCCGGGCATGGATCAGCGTGGTACTGCTCCGCTGTCATCACGTAGACGCCAGGGGCCGTGACGAGACTCACAGGAGCCGTCCTGGCTGCACGGCGGGTTCTTCGACGCTGGCCGCGGGCGAGTCAGTGTCAGACGCGGGCGCGCCGGCGACGGAGCCGTCCTCGATGACGACCGTGAAGAGCCCCTTCCCGCCCTCGATGCGCTCGACCCAGACCTGACCGCCCACCGCGGCCGCTGACTCCGCGAGCAGCGTGAGGTTCTTCTCGCCCAGGTCGTTGCCGTTGCGAATGCGCAGGATGCGCAGCTTCGGATTGAGCGCGAACCCGATCGCCGCGCTCACGCGAATCCGTACCGACGTCGACGCCTGATCGAACGGGATGTCGTTCCAGGTGACGCCGTCTTCGGACAGCCCGAGCCCCTCGATCGGAAACGTCGCCGACGCGAGGAGATCCGTCTTCGCCTTGAGCAACGCCTCGAGCTTCCCGGTAAGCTCGTCGGCATAGAGGCCCTGGCGCTCGTGCTCACCGACCTTCTGCGCCCGGTCACGGGTTGCCCGCGCCTGCTGGTTGCCGTGTTCTGCCTGCGAGATACGATCGCGGATCGTCGCGGTGGCCGGCACCGCCTCACGCGCCAGGCGCGTCGCTTCGGTCGCCTGCTCCACGTCGGCCTTCATGCGCTCGAGCGCGCTCTGGGTCACGCTGACTTCTCCCACGGCTGATGCGAGCTCACGCCGCACTCGCTCGACGGTCGCGCTTTGCACCCGCAGCCGATCCTGCGTGCGCGTCACCTCCTCGATCGCGCGCGTCATCGCCATGCCCGCCTCTACCGCGGTGTGGTACAGCGCCTGCGCCGCTGTGAGCTCACCGACTAACTCGTCGACGTTGACTTCGACCGCGTCAGGATACGAGGCCATCGACTCGACCAAGCGCGCGAGGCGGTCGCGTTCACGATTGGAGTTCGTGCGTTCCTCGAACAGCCGCCGATACTCGGTGTCGAGCTCAGTCGTGTCGAGCCCCGCGATCGCGCGCAGTGTCGCCTCCTGGCTCTTCTTGTCGCTCTCCACGAAGGCCATCGGGTCGAACGTGAGCTTGTTGACCAGGCCGTCGAGTAGCGACTGCGGCGAATTGAACGGCGCGCCGGCGCGGTTCGTCACCTTGAGCGTCGTGCCCTTTGGGGCGAACGTGCGCGTCACGATGATGTCGCCCAGGTCGAGCACAACCTTCGCCTTCGCCTGGCCGCGGCGCACGGGCTCGAGCGGAATGCGCTTCTCGCCGCCGAGCGCAATCTCGATCGCGGCCAGCACCGACGACTTGCCGGCCTCGTTGTCGCCGGCGATGACGACCACGGGCGAGCCCTCGGGCGTGATGCTCACCGCCGAGAGCCGTAGGATGTTCTCCGCGGAGAGCTTCACAATCGTCAGGGGCTTGTTCGCTGTCTCTGTCATGCGTTCCTCGTCTCTCGTTACCGGGGGTTACTCGGCGCTCATGACGCCACGCGGCGAGGGACCCGGGCGACCAGAGCCTCGTCCTCGCCCGTCGGCCGGCTCCACCGTGCGCGGCGTCGCTGGCGGCCACCCCGTGCCGACCGCGAGGCGTGCCTGCGTTTCCACGACGTCGACGATCTCCACCGTGAGCTGGCGCCCCTCGCCGTTGAGTGGTTTAAACGTGTCGAGCTGCTGCTCGCAGACCGCGCGCGTCGAGCCCCATCGGGCGACGGTGCGTCCGTAGAGCAGCGCGTAGCGGTACTGGCGCGTGGCGGAGGCGGTGGTCGCGAGGACCTGGCCGTCCTTGACGGCGGCGAAGTAGCGATGGGCCAGCATCAGCGCACCGCTTCGAGCACAGGCACGTCGCACGCCCCGCCATGCGAGAACCGCAGCGTGCAGCCGTTCGTCCGGCAGCGCCCCTCGTCCTGGTACCGCGCCTCGAGCGCCTCGACGTTGTCGAAGATGCGCCCCCACCGCGCCGGGCTGACGTGCGGCGACTGCCGCCGGTTCGCCGCGTAGTTCCGATACACCAGCTCGTCGACGACGAACTCGAGCCGTTCCGCCGGCACGCGCACGCACGTCGGCGTGATCCATTTCTCACTGAGCGCGAGCGCCTGGTAGCCGCGCCCCTGCACGACCAGGTCGCCGGGCGCGTAGCTGACGCCGCCGGAATCGCCCATGAGGACGAGGTCGGCGCCCGGCCGGTGGTCTTTCAAGATGACCCCGCAGCGCGCACACCGCTGCAGCCAGTCAGGCCCCATTGGGCCGGCGGAATGAATTTCTGTTAGGCTCATGTCTCGCTCCTTGCGCGCCTGGCTGGATCAACGGTGCTCACACCCACCGCTGGCCGGGCGCGCAGTTTTCGCTACACCCCTGGAACTTCTTTCCCGAACATCCGCTCCTGCCCACACACGCCGCATCCGAAAATCACGTTGTGGTGGCTTTGGCTACCGGTCTGCACGAGATCCCTACGAACAAAGCAATGACGCGTGTACTTAAATCGCCTGGCCCGCCCTAGCTGTTCAGGTGAGACCGCTGTCTCTCGACTGACGGCCTCGTCGAACGCCTGCACGAGTCCGCCATTGCAGGCGCCTTCGCAAACGAGTAACGCTGACTGCATTGACCTACCCCCTCCCCTTCTGCACCGCGCGCAGCCGCGACAGCATCGACTCGCCGCTGCACGGACACGCGTCGCCGACCACCCGATCCCACCAGCCGCCCCTAGACCTCCGCCACGCGCGCCACGTCGCCATCAACCGCGACCACCGCTCACGGACGCGTCGGCGCATCACTTCACCCGCCGAATCCGTTGCGCCGAATCCGTACATCGGTGACCCGATGCCCGGTCAGCTGCTCGAGCCGGGCCTTCACGTGCGCCCGCCGCGCCCGCTCCGCCTTGGAGTGCCGCCACTCCGTCCAGAGCAGCACGACGACCAGGGCGACCATGACGGCGAACAACAGGTACGCGACGCTGGCGCCCAACACGCGATCCTCAACGGCGGCGGCGATCTCCATCGGTGTCATGACACCCTACGAATCCAGCCAGAACGTGATCGACTCTGAGGTCTGATAACTGCGCACCTTCGCGGGCACGTCCGTCGCGCGCAGGAACTTCCGCAGGCCCTTCACGATGAACAGTTCGATCTCGTTGGCCTTGTTCTTCATCGCGGCGTCGCCGAGCTTGAACTGTGCGCCCTGCGTCGGATTCGCCACGAGCCGCTGCGCCATCTCCACCACGACGGGCGGCACCGACGACAGTTTCGCAATCGAGCGCACGCTGACCAGCGCCTCAGGCTTGATGAGGTCGAACTTGATCCCTTCAGGAAACGAAAACCGCTGACCTTTTGCCATATCCGTCCTCGCCAGTTACGACGCCACCAACGCGATCAGGATCCCGTCGCGCTCACGCACGACGCGCCGCCAACTTCCGCGCGAACGCGCGCCCCGCCTCGCCGAAATCGACCACCGACGCCGGCGCTGGCCGCACCAGGTCCGACGCGTACACGCGCACCGAGCGACCCTCGATGCGATTGGGAATGCCGTGCCGACGGCGCCAGATGTAGTAAGCCTGCACGGACGGCAACCTGAGAAACGCCGCCGCTTCTGCAGGCGTCAGCAACGGTTCGCGGGGGTCGTTCTTGACGCCGCCCCACTCTCACGGCGCGCCCACCGTGTCTCAGGCGCCGGCACGAACCCTCGGCCCTTCCGGTGCATGTCCGCTACGTTGTCAGCCTGAGTGCCTATGAACAGGTGTGACGAGTTGCAACACCGCCGAACGTCGCAGCGATGCAAGACGAACAAGCCTTCAGGGATCGGGCCGTGGGTCAGCAGCCAGGCGAGTCGGTGCGCGGTTTCCGGCGCTTGTCTAGGCATTGACAACTGGCCGTATCCGTGACTACCGACACTCGCCTGCCAGAGCCAGCAGTCGTCTGGTCCGGCCTTGAGGACTTTCGGCCAGAAGCGATCAGCAAGGCGATCCATCGGTGGGCGCGGATTGGCCTCTTGCCCTCTTGCGCACCCGCACGATTTCTTATGGCCAGAACGTAGGTCATGGGCGCGAGCGACAGATGTTCTCCCGCAATCACAGCGACATGTCCAGGCCGGCCGATCACCGAGACGCGATTCAGTCACCGTGACGAGCCGCCCGAATCGCTGCTCGGGCAGGATCAGCTCGTCGCTCATAACGCGACCTGTTCGGCTTGCGGCCAGAGCGTCTCGACGGACGCGCCGAGAATCGCGGCGATGCGCGCCTGCCGATCGACGGACGGCACGACTTCACCGGATTCGTAGCGGGCGTACGTCTGCTGAGAAATCTCCAACAGCGACGCCATTTGTTCTTGTTTCAGCGTTCGCGCGATGCGGAGGTTCTTGAGAGGCGTTTGGGTTTTAGCCATGCGGAGGTAAATATACACATCGATGTGTCACTGGTCAAGGGTAATGTTACACACGCATGTGCACATCTGTGCCATGAGTGGAACGGGCCTTGTTTTTGCACGCATCGCCGTGCGTAAACTTACACACCAGTGGCGATAATCAGACGGCGGGTCGGCGGCCAGTGACGCTCGTATGGCACGAGGGCGACGTCGTGCGAAAGCTACGCACGCTCACCGGATGGACGCTGCAACAGACGGCAGCGCGGAGCGGTGTGACCTTCAACACGATCAGCCGTATTGAGCTCGGGGTCACCCAGGAAGCAAAGCGCGGGACGCTGACGAAGGTCGCGGCCGCCTTTGGCCTCACGGCGCGACAACTAGCTGACTGCGTGCCGCCGCCGGGGGATATACCGATAGAGATCCCGGAGAGAGCGAGGGCCGCCGCCCCTGCGCCTAAACGCTCGGGCCGAGCACGGTCAAGGAAGCGCGCGTGATTTCTTTCCAGGCGACGCCCTGCACGTGCGAGTTACAGCGTCGGCGCTGCTGTCCGCGACTATGTCCGCTCGCCGAGGAGGCCGTGACGTGAGAGTCGTAGGACTGCTCGCGCTGGCATTCCTCGCGTGGCTCGTCCTCGGAGTCATCACCTCCGGCGTGATCGAACTGGTGTTCGGCCGGCGTTTCCCCGCGATCTCGAGCGTTCTTGCGCTCCTGATGGTCGCGTCGACCTGGTTCCTACGCTCTCGACGCGGCTCTAAGTGAGCGACGTCCGCGTCGCCCCGAACATCTATCGCACCCCGCACGGCTGGCGCGTCTACGTCCGCCGCGACGGCGTCCTCCATCCGGTCCGGTTCAAGCCAGACACCACCCTCGAGCAGCTCCAGGCGTACGTCGACCAGTTCAAGGACCAGTCGGCCACCCTGCGCGAGCAGCGACGCGCGGCCGCCGCGGCACACGCGGGCACGTTCGCCGGCGACGCCGCACGCTACCTCGCGCTCGTGGTCGTCACGGCCATGCCGAGCTACACCGATCGCGTCCGTCAAATCGGACGATGGGTGAAGGCCTTCGGGAAGCGGCCGCGCGGCGCCATCACGGCGCGCGACATCGACGAGCAGCTGCAGGCCTGGCGCACCGCCGGCGACGCCGCCTCAACGGTGAACAAGCACCGCACGGCGCTGATGTCGCTGTACTCGCGCCTCGACGGCCGCGCCGCGGCGAACCCCGTGCGCGAGACGCGCGCGTTCGAGGAGCCCGCCGCGGAAGCGCGAGGGCGATCGTACGAGGACATCCGCGCGCTACTCGACGCGATGCCGCGCGAGCAGAGCCGCCCGATCAAGGGCGTGAAGGGCTCGCGCACACGGGGATCGCAGACGCGCGCCCGCTTCGAGATCATGGCGTGGACGGGGATGACGCCGTCCCAGATCAAACAGCTGCAGCCGCGGCACGTCAACGTCCGTGAGCGGTGGTACATCTCGCCACCGCGGCGCAAAGGGCACCGGCGGCCGCGCCAGCCGCGGCCCGAGATCAAGAAACCGATGACGGTGGACGCGCGCCTGGCGTTCGAGCGGTTCGTCGCGCTCAACGCGTGGGGAGACTTCAGCACCCGGTCGCTGCGGCACACGCTCGAGCGCGCCCGGAAGAAGGTCGAGCAGCTGCGCCGCAAGGCACGTCGGGATCCCGAGTACGTGTTCCCGACGCTCCGGCCGTACGACTTCCGCCACTCGTTCGGGACCGAGCTCTTCCGGCGCACCGGCAACCTCCCGCTCGTGGCCGAGATGCTCGACCATAGCTCGCTGCAGATGACGAAGCGGTACGCGCTTGGGGCCGTGTCGGACGTCCTCCGCGCCGGGATGCAGCAGTTTCAGCGCGCGGCCGGACGGAAGGCGAAGCGGAAGTGAGAAGCTACCGTCGAGCGACTACCGGCTTCAGGTCGTCCCAAACCCATCGAAGCGGGTTCGCTCCTGCCTGAATGTCGGCGATGAACGCTCGGAGCTCGGCATTCGGCTCGAACCACTCGCCGCCGATCCTGAGGTGCGCGAACCGCTCATGGATCAACGTTTCCAGGGTCGCATGAATCGGAGCCGTGGCGACGAGCTTCAGTGGGTGATCGCTGCCCACTTGAAGCCCTTTCAGCCTTTTAGTTGGATTCGTCGTGCGGCCGATCTTGAAACCGCGGCCGCCTTCGACGATGTAGAGGTAGCACCATTCACCCTTGGACGGCGGTGCGGTTCTATTAGAAGACCGCCAGCGCGATATGACCGACAGGTCTGTCCCGGCTGGAAAGCGTTTCGCGTGAAGGACACCAGATCGATCACGAACGTACCCCCTGGGCCGTCCATTCTCAAGCCTGACCCCTGGCGCTATTCGATGTCCGTTAGACTTGCCGTCAGCCATGCGATCGCTGCCTCCAACAGCGCGAGCGTGGTAGGCGCACGGGTGTTTCCGCATCCGTGCGCCGCTATTCTACAGGTAACTCCTTCGCGATTACCACCCCGTGCAGAGGCGTCGTTTTGCGTGCGCTCCCGATCGCTGGCGTCGCGTCGAGTCTGGCGAAAACCAGAACATTCTCAGAGGGAACGCGGACTTTCCGAGGTGGCGCGCCCGGCAGGACTCGAACCTGCGACCCCCGGCTTAGAAGGCCGGCGTAACCGACTGTTTCACGTGGAACAGTGGCACCTGGTAACGCGACGGTGACGCGCGCCTGGCACCTTTCGCCTCTTCGGACCAGCGACCGGACCGCCGCTCTCCCGCGGGGACCGGGACCCGCGGGCCCCAGCCGACGGCACCCGATCGCTGGCCGAACCGCTACTCGATCTGGTACCCGATCGGCATGGGGAGGCTGTTCGTGAACGTCACGGTCGGCGACGGCGTCTTTCGCACGCGCTGCAGCGTCGCGTCGATCATCCGCTCCACCACGTCGTCGGCGAGATCGGGATAGCCCTGCACGACGATGCCCTTCGCCACCGACGCTTTCTCGGCGCTGGTCATCTGGCGGTCGCGACGCGCCAACTCTTCGACCGACAACACCGCGTCCTCCACCAGGCGCGCGATCTGGGCCTGCTGCTCGGCCGTCAGTGCGAGCGTGACCTTCTTCAGGTACTTGTTCAGGACCGCGAGCGCCAGGCTCCCGAGCGCCGTCGCGAGCCCAGGCAGCACCACGTTCACCACCGCCGCGAGAATCATGCCCATCGGTCACTCCCTTCGAAGAATCTCCACGCGCGCCCAGGCCTCCGCGTAGATGTTGTCCCACGTCTCCCGGTGCGGCGCCCCTGGGCGCCACCCCTCGAGGTATTGCTCCCATGCGATCTGCGGGTCATCGTTCGGACCCGGGAGCACGCCGGGCACGGTCCATAAGAGCAGCCGTGCGAAGCAGGCCGCCAAGATGTCGTTGTGCTCGATCGCCACGTGCACGGTCGACGCGAGGCGACTCGGCGCCAGGTCGTACCGCAGCAGGCGCACGATGCGATCGGCGTCGCGCTGCGATCGCTCGTGCTGCAAGACGCCCGTGATCCCGCCCCCGCGTTCAAACATCCAGAACCCGCGCGCGGGGCCGTTGTGGAATTGCCGCCGGTGGAGGAACCGAGATTCCTGCAGTCCGATCGCGAGCAGCATCGCCGTCGCCCGATCCGAGCGCATCGTCGGCGGCAACAGCGCGAACGCCGTCGGCACGATGAAGCGATGGACTTCATCGATCATCGGTCACCGTGTGGTCCGGCGCGCTCGGGCCGATCATGTGTCGTCGCCGTTATCCTCCACGCGTTCCCGCCAGCCCTGCCGTGCGCGGAGCTTGATGAGCAGATCGTTGTGCCGGCGGGCGTGCTCCTTGAGTGTCGAGACATCCCCCAGGACGCCATCAGGCGGATTCTTCGCGCCGAGGGTCCGGAGCACGTCGCGGTTGAAGTGCTGCTGCGCGAAATACGTCCGGATGAAGGCCCACAGGCCGCTCCCGAGCAAGATGACATCGCTGAGACGGACGGTGCTGTCGATCCAATCAGGCCACATCGGTCATTCTCCTTCGCCCCTACCCGATAAACCCGTACGCCACCTCGACGGCACCGCCGCCCCCGACCACGCTGATGCCACGCGCACGTACCGGCAGTCCGTCGTACCACGCCGTCTCGTCCCCGGAGGGCGTCGCGCTGTCCGACGTCCATTGGTTGACGAACACCGCGCCAGCCGTGCCATCGCAATCGACGACGAACTCGACCACGCCGTCAGCGGTCGCCGCAGCCGTCGTGCCCGTGAGGATCTCCCAGGTGTCGGCCCCGACCGAGAGCGTGTCAAGGACGACATCAGCGAGCACCCCAACGGGGCTATTGGATTTTTGAATCAATCGAGGGGCGTTTCCGTTGTACGCGGCATTCTTGCGCACGTAGACAGACACTTGAATGGCAGCACCAGAGAGTACTCCCACGAGGAACCCTCTCCCCCTGACGAGCGCGGCGGTGTCGATCTTTTGCGTCGCGTGCAGGGGGGTCACTTTGATCCCTGGGGCATCCTGGACGGTGGTGGTTTCATACGCGACCACCCCGAACAGGGTGTTCGTATAATGCCCGGTCGATCCGATCCGTTGCACCTGACGACGGGTGAGCCATTCCGCGACAGCGGTTGGTGAAAACTCTGTCGCGGATCCGAACTGCGCCCGGAAAATCCCCTGCAAGATCCCCAAGTGATGCACGTCGGCTGTCCCGTGTGTCGTCCACAGCCCAGACGCGACGCCAAAGAGGCCGTAGGCAATAAACAGATCGAAAATGTGGCCGCCCGTGCTGTCGATCCCGTACTGCTGCGCAAACCCCGTGTCCCCGTAACACTGGAGGTTTGCGAACGAGATCCGCGTGATGTCGAAAGAGACATCTATCTTGAGTCCTGCGTCCGTGTTCCCGTGGCAGAGGACGGCTCCGAGGAAACGAAGATTGATCCACGCGACGTTGGCCCGGAACCCGTACCCTCCGGCATTCCGCCAGGATTTCCAGTCGCCTGCGATATAACAGTTACTCCAGGTCCCTGGGTTCGCGACGCCATCGGCCGCGTTCGTATGGGACGTCCAGTTCCCGCCCAAGGTCTGATTGTTCCAGTTGCCGTCGATGTTGATCCCATTGTTGGCGACGCCCGCAACGCGGAACTCCCCGGAGAACGCGATATTGGGGCACGCGGACAAATAGAATCCCGCCGACACCGAGAGCACATGCACGATCCACACATCCGAGACGGCGACGAGCCCTTCAGCGTCCGGGTTCACGGCGAGGCGAAACACGCTCGCCGCGCTGGACACCCCGCAGCGCATCGCGACGAAATCGGCGATCGTGACGGATCCCCCCGTGGTCACGATGCCTGTCAGGGTGAGGGCGGCTTCATCGGCGTCCTTGAGAGAACAGAAATGGAACGCCACCGTCCCCGTTGTCGTCTGGATCACGATGCCGCTGTCGCCCTGGCCCCCGGTAGCGCCGCAGTACTGGAACGCCACCCAATCGCAGTCCACATTGCCGGTCGGACGAACGACGAGCGCCGTCATAAACGACGACGATACCGACCGGATCAGCACGCTCCGGGTGAACAACACGACTTCAGCGGCGATGCCCTCTGCGCTACTGAACGGATGCGCGTTGGCCATCGCGACCGTCACGGCAAAGCTCGACGCGCCGGCGTTCCCGTTGAGCACCTTCGATTCGCTCGATCCGACCGTGCGGTTGGACGTGGCGATGTAGACTTCATCGCCGGACAGCCACCCCGTATCCGCGTCAATGTTGACCGTGGTGTCCGTCGCGGCGATGGCAGCGGCCGTCAGCGCCTTCGTCACATCCTTCCCAGACGTGCGGCTCAGCCCCTGCCCGTTGAACGTGCCCCCATTCATCACCGAGAGATAGAAGGCCCAATCCGCCGCGCAGTCGAACTCTAGGATGTGGGTCGACCCTCGCGGACACGGCGTTGCCACCGTGCCCATGTTCATCGTGCCCCCGGAGTAGATTTTCAAATGCCCCGAGAGTCGCAGCAGGAAGTTCGTCGCAGCGGTCGTGGCCCACGTCAGCGTGGATCCCTTCGAGATGTCGAGGGCCGCCACGTAGTTGTTGGTGTCCGCGGACCCGTAATCGGTCGCCGCCGTGGAATCCATCGTCACCGTGCGCGCCGTCAACGTCGCCGGGTTGGACGACCCGTTGAACTGCTGCGGGACGTGCATGTCGTCGCCAGCCGCCGGCGCAGCCGTCGTGTCCCGCACCAGGATCCGCTGCCAGTTGTTCGCGGTGCCGTTGGTCGCCAGGCTCACCGCCGTGGTCGTGGCTGAGAGCGTCGCGCGAATCACGTAGCTGTCGGTGCCGTTCGGGGTGTGGGACGCATTGAAGCGCATGAAGTGCCAGCCGCCCGCGGACACCGTCCCCGACGAGCTGGCGGGGAGATCGCTGACGTTCACCGTCACGGACTCGATGTCGGTGGCCGTCGTCGAGTTGCGGAGCCGAATCGTCATCGTGTTCGTCGGCGCGCCAGACGCCCGGACCGCCAGCCGAACACAGACGCCGATGAGCGCATTCGCGCCAGGGATGAACGCGGCGGAGTCGAGGTTGCCGGTGGTCAGCGCCGTCACGCCCGTATTGTTTGACACGTTCAGGGAGACCGTTTCGACCACGCCCCACGTCGCCGCTGTGGTCAGGTTGCCGTCCGCGACCGCGACACAGTGCGCCATTACGTCAGCACCACCGTGAGGGTCATGGTGACCTTGGTCACTGTCGTCGCTGAATCGACGCTCACCTCGAAGACGTCGCCGGCCGTCACCGCCACCGTCCAGCCCGTGAGCGTCGCGTCCTCACTCTTCTGCGCACCCGAGAGCGTCGGCTTCGCGGCCGCCACGATCGTGTCGAGGATCGTCGGGGGAAAGTTCGCGTACGTGTCCTTCCAGATATCGATCGCGATCGACCCACTGACGTCCGCCAGGAGCCGCACGCCGGTGATCGTCCCGGTGATGTTGCAGTGCAGGTAGAGCTTCTTCGCGCCCGTCGTGATCGCGCTCCCGCTCCCGCCGATCACGATCGTGATCTGCCTGGTGCGCATCGCCACCGACAACGTGAGCGCCTGCGAGCCACTCCCTGGCCCTGCCGTCCCGTGCCCGGTCAGTTCCGTGATCCCGGCGCTCACCGAGAGCTGCGTGAACGCGAGCGCCGTCACGTCGATCGTGCCACCGGCGTTCGACGTGCAGAGCCACAAGGTATCGGCGTTCGCCGTCCCCTCTTGCGCAGCGATGAGCGAGCCCGGGTGCTCGTCGTAGGCGTCGAACTGTGACGCCCGCGCCGGCGACACGCCGACTTCGTAGACGCCGTTCTCCTCCGGCGCCGCTTGGTCCTTCACCAGCACCCAGTCGCCGGTGACCAGCGTCACGCCGTCGAGCGTGTCGCCATTGTTGAGCGCCGTCGCGATCGTGATGTTCGCCGTGGTCGCCGCGCGCACCGTCGCGCGCTTCCCGAGATTCACCGCCAGGCTGTCGACGTAGTTCTTCGTCGCCGCATCCTGCGCGCTACTCGGATCCGTGACGGTGGAGATCCGACCGTCGTCCTGCACGATCGGGGCGCTGTCCTGGATGAGCTTCCCCGTGGTCCCGTCGTACCGCGCGATCGCGTTGTCGGTCGCCGCCGCCGGCCCTACGACGTCGCCAACGCCGACGCCAGGCGTCACCGCCACCGTCATCGTGCTGCCGGCGCCGCCGTCCACGAGCGACACGCCGGCGCCGGCGGTCAGGCGCCGCTCGCTCGGCAGCCCGGCCTCGGCCGCGACGGTGATGAACCCAGGCCCCAGCGGCGCGTAGCGCGCGTCGGCCTCGGCTTGCGTGATCCCACCCGTCGTCGGGGTCGTCGCGTCGCGCTGGAACGCCATCGTGTCGGCGTACCAGCCGATGACGCCGCCGAAGCCCTCGAGCCGGACGCCGTCGATCACGGTCCCGGCCGGCACGGCGAACGACGTGATCGGGATCGCGATCTGTTGGTACGAGAGCGTTGAGCTCACGAACCCGAAGGACCCGGTGCGTCGGATTTGGAGCGCGGCCCCGACGAGCACCCCGCCCGATCGCAGGCTCACCAAAATCCCTCGCCCGTTGGCCCATGTGGCCTTGGGCCGCAGGAAGAACGCGAGGAAGTCGTACGTGTTCGGGTCGATCGTGCCCGCGCCGATCGTCGCGACGGCCGCGGCGCCCACCACGACGTTCGTGCCCTCGATGTCCTTCGTCCCGAGGTGCGGATTGGTGGTGGAGTCGACGACGATCGTCGCGTGCGTCGATGTCCAGTTCCATTCGGCGGGACTCCCCGCGTTGTCCGCGTACACGATCTCGTTCCCGAGACCCACCGGCTCGGTCGTGCCGGTGCTCACGAGCACGAGCGCGATCTTGAGCTGCGTCGCCGGGTCGATGCTCGGCTCTGACGGGGTCGCGTTCGGCGTGCCTTCCACGAAATCGGCATCGCCCGACGTGTCGAGCACGATCACGTCGATCCGGTCGAGCGAGGCGTCTGGGGCGTTGAGCGTGACGGTCTGCTCCGCGCTCGTGTACTGCGACCCGTTGATGTAGTAGACCGCGGCGCTCACCCGGAACGTGTAGCCGCTCTCCCAAATGACTTGGCCGCCCGAGAGGAGGAAGGCCGCTTGCGGCCCGCCCGGTGGCGGCGCGACGGGCACCGGCCCGATGGTGCCGTCGCCGTGTACCACGTCGGCGCTGTCCCCGAACGGCGAGACGGTCGGATTGCCGCCGGCGTCGGTGACGAGGAAGCCGCGCCGGCGCGGCCCGCGACGTCGGAGATCTGGCGTGTCCGCCATCAGCGACGCTCCCGCGGCGGCCCGACGAGCACCGCGAGCGGGTTCTCGGTGCGCCCGTCGATGAGCGCGGCGATGCCCTTCGAGGTGCGCTCGACCTGCGCGGCCGGATAGTGGAAGAGCACGCCGGCCGCCTCGTTGAGTGACTTGAGCAGGCTCTCGTCGAGTTCGAACTGGAGAGCCTGTGTGACGACGCGCGGCAGTACCGCAATCCCGCGCGCGCCGGCCGGGCCCTCGTAATTCGTGTACCCCTGCAGGGCCCCGCCGATCTCGCGGACACCGACCATCGTGCCCGCCATGTACGCGAGCTGCTCGGCGACGAGCTTCTGTGCCCAGGCGTCGGGATCCTCGAGGTCGTCGTCGAGGTCCCCGCGGAGCGCGTCACGGAGCACGGAGCTGAGCACCGCGGGGACCGTGAAGAGCATCAGGTAGTCGACCGCGAGGCGCCCGATCGCGGCCGGCTGCCGCGGGAAGCGCCCGCCCGCTTGCGCCTGCCGCTTCGACTCGACCCACAGGTTGTACGTCACATTGAAGAACGAATAGAAGTTCGTCCAGAGCTTCCACGCGGGCCCGCCGCGCTGTACCGCCGCGAGGTCTTTGACCTGGCCGCCGCCCTGGCTGTCGAGCACCGCCTGGTCGGCGAGCGCCACCGCGCGCGCGTCGTCGATGGTGCCGTCCTCCTGCCGGGTCGCCGGATCCGCGATCGCCTTCTCGTACATCCCGATCCACGTCGGCATGTCGGCAACCATCTGCGCGCGGCCGATCATCCAGAAATACGAATCGGCGATGCCCTGCTTCGTGACCGTGTCGGCGGTGACCGTGCGCAGCGCCGCGTCGAGCCAGCCGGAGAACTGCCCCGTGTCCACGCCGAGCCGGTTCGTGATCTCGTGGATCTCCCGCATCATCGTGCGGTGCCGGTTCGCCATGAAGATTGACTTCTCATGGATCCCCGCGACGGTCGTGGTCATCGCGTCCGCGCCGCGGAGCCACCGCGAGAGGCCTTTCGCGACGTGCGCGACCCCAATTCGGTTGATCGATTGCGTCAACCCGAGCGGCTGCAGCGCGACGGTCGTGAGGCTCCACCCAAGGCCGACCACGGTCGCGCCGGTGCGGAGGTGCGCGAGCGCGCCCTCGGTCTCGTGACGCGCGGGCACGTCGCCGAGCGCGATGTCTTTGAGCGCGGTCCGGAACTGATTGAACGCGACCGGGCCGAGCGTGTCGTAGATCGCCGACTGCACCTCGTCGCCGCCCAGGATGCGGCCGACGTCGATCAGCATTTCGTGGTGCGTCACGTCATGGATGACCTGGCCGACGTGTTCCCAGATCACGCCGAAGTCGAGGCGCACCGGGAGCGTGACGTTGCCCTCGGCGCGCGTTTCGAGGTGCCCGCGCGCGGTCGTCGAATGGACGTAGGCGGCCGCCTTCTGCATGTCGGCGGCGCTGGCCTCCTCGAGGTTGAGCACCTTGCCGGAGAGTTGCCCCTCGAACTTGATCGGGTGATACCCGCCGCGGAACTCCCCAAACCGCGTGAACACCGGCGTCGCGTCGACCTTCACCGGCGGGAGCCCGACGACGCGCTGCTGCTTCGCGACGATGTCCGGCCAATACGTCTCGTAGTGGTCCCAGACGCTCTGCACGAACTGCCAGTCGCGTCGGTCGAGCGTGTCGAGCACCGCCTCGACCTGCGCCTGGGTCCACCGGTGCCCCGCCATGAGCCGCTGCCGGTTCGTGTCGTTGCCCCAGTTCAGGGCGACCAGCAGGCGCCCCTGCGTCGAGAGGCTCGCGCGGGGATCCGTCGCGGCACCGAGCGCCTCGATCCACTGCTTGCGCCCGAACCGGGCGCGCTCGGCCGGTGTGTAGGCGTCGTTGAACAGCCGCACGAGCGCGGCCGTCGCGGTCGCCGTGCGCGCCGCCTCGTCGTTCCCGGCGTCATTGATGCGACGGAGCACGTGTTCCCAGAGCGGCCCGCCATCCTCGAACCCGTCGAGCTCGCGCACGAGGGACGCGATCTTGCGATGCGAGCCGAAGATCCCTTCGAACAGCTTGGCCGCGCGCTCCGTGGCCAAACGCGGCTCGAGCGTCTTCGGCCGCGCCGTCACCTTCTCGCGGATTGACGTCGCGATCTCGCTCCGAATCGCCGAGAGCTCGCGGTGCTCGTTCGCCTTGACGAGCCGGTTCTTCAGGCGCGCGAGGTGCTCGATCTGGCGGATCGTCTCGTAGACGCCCTCGAGCTCTTCGACGGTGAGCTCCTGCCAGTTGATCCGTCGCGCGTCGTCGAGCACGTCCTCGGGAATCTGGACCGGCAGACCGTCGCGCTCGAGCGACGCGACGAACTTCCGCAGCGACGCGCGCCGGTCGAGCGCCTGCTGCGGCAC